ACTGGAAGATGCCGAAAATTCTTTCGAGGGCTAAGTGCCGAAAGGTTCGGAAAAGGGATTGAAAATGGAAAGCAGAGAAGCGGAGATTGAAGTTATCAATGTTATGGATGTTCTCAATAAGTTCGACATCACGGTTATGAACGTGGACGACGTGAGCTATGAGAGGCAGACCGAATTGGTGATGGGTTGGTGCGAAGAACACAACGCGCTGTATTACAGTTGGGAAGGTGCCAAACACATGGCTGGCGTTCACCACTGGCGAGCGATACAGGATGCCGAGAATCGAGGGCATGATATTGTTGTTATGGATTACTTGAGCTGATGAAGGGATAATTAAATGGTGAAGGGGACAGAGTTCGGTGACTTGCTGAGGCAGAAGATAAGGGATACTAGGGTGAGCCAGTACCGCCTGAGCAAGGCCACCGGAGTCTCGCAGGGGGCGATTAGCGTATGGCTCAGAAGAGGCGGTGATTTGAGCCTGAAATCATTTACGAAGCTGGCAATATATATGGGTATGGAATTGAGAGATGAGGTGGTGGAATGAGAGATGGTAATCCAGATCGACGGACTTTTCATTTGCGTAATTTATGCAAGGATACATCGGAGGATCATGCCGGAGTCACGTTTGATGTTTATGGCAGTGAGGTGATTTGGTACAGGGTCTATGAGAACCGGAATGGGGAGGAGCGTTCTGAGCCGATTGAGCTGGGGCGAGATGTCTACAAGGGTTTGATACAGTCGGGAAGATATGAGCAAGTTGAGATGATTGGAGGAGCCGATGGAACGGTTACACGGGGTCATTAGTGCGGACAAGGTTCTGGGGTTCAGTGAAGTGCTTGAGTACCCTGCTATTTCGATGATGCACAAGGCATTAAACAATCGACACAGATACGCAGTTTACTTCGTTGCTGATATGCTTCCTGAAGATGTCGAACGGATCAATTTCCTGCTGTCGAATAATTGGCATTTCAAGGCTATCTGTGCGATCAAGGCGAGAGCAGTCGAGGTGTCTGTTGCCGATAGGCATAATGAGTTTTGGGAACGCATCCCCAACCCTGATTTGCCTGACTATCTGCCGCCTCAATCGGAGGTTTACGAATGGTAGACTGGCTGTACAGTAATATCATAAAACAAGTCATTACTTCCGAAGACCGTCAGGGGGTCGATGACTTTTTGGATGGGTTGAGGATCGTCTTGGATTGTATGGACGAGTGCATTTGTGAGGGCTATCAATTCGACACTGACGACACACAACGGATCATTGAAATCGTGGGTGTTCTGGAGCGTCATAGGTTATCCCTTGAGACGGCTATGAATTTGTCAGATAGGAGGAAGCTGCGAGCAAATGAGCGTGGTCGAAGTATGGGGTGACACATACCAAATAACTGTGGCGTTCAGAGGTATGAAAAACTTCGGAGCGATAGTGGTCGAGGGAGACATCATCACGACTAGCAGGTTTGATAATGCACTAGAACTGAAAAGGGTTGTCAAGGTGTGGGGGTCGTTGATGAAGGTCGCAGAAGACAAGTGCGATGGCGGTGATATGGCATGGATCAGGTTGTCGTATGTCTTGTGGTGGAAGGGGAACAAACTTGTCTGGGATCGAGGCGATCTGAAGAACGGCATAATTCTCCTTCTGGAACTAGGGCGTAATGGGAGCAAGGCTCTGCAATATGAGGTCGAGGTCAATGAGCATGGTGACTCGCAAATAGGTGAGGGGGTTATGGCCGATCCTGCCTACATAATCGTCGAGTCGCCGTGGTGCAATTTCTTGCACGAGATATGAGACAGTTTTTTTATTTTTTCCAAGAGTTCTGATTGATGAAAGGACGATGTAATGATAATATCAATCGACAATGTTTTTATGAAAGGTGGATTGGATGGCAATCGCAAAAGATGCAAAGGCAGTAAAGAAGAAGGGGGCAGTTGGTCGCCCTAATAAACTGGGTCGTACTGGCACATGGTTGGGTCAGCTTGGTGAGAATGTGAGGCGAGCTAGGCATAAGCGAGCATGGTCACTTACCGAGTTATCTCAACATGCAAATGTAGAGATGACACTGTTGAGTGAGTTCGAGAGAGGCGTGAGAGACATAAGCGTTTCTGAGCTTTTGAGAGTGTTGAAGGCACTGGGGGTTTCAGTTAAGTCGTTGGTTCCTGCGAAGGTTCCACATGTGGACGTTTCTGTGGTGGCAACTATGAGTGCATCGTGGTTGGCAGAAGCGTGTGGGTTGACTGGAAGAAATGTGGCAAATGTTTTAGATAAGGTGAGTAAAGATGAGCGAGCAACAGCAACAACAAGGAAAAGAAACAGAGCAGTCTGAGTGGTTTGATAGGACACAACCTGAGCCTGCGGATTACCACCTGAATTACATCGACGGGGTATCGCACTCTATGTTAAATGTGTTCAGGAATAGCATCCAAGAATTCCACAAGCGATTCATCTTGAAGGAGTCAGACTGGAAGAGAACGAAGGCAATGGACTTTGGTTCTGCCTTCCATTGCTGGATGCTTGAGAGGGATCGCTGGGATAAACAGGTTGCTACGCAGCCCAACCATAACAAGGTCGGGAAAGCGAACAGGGAAGCGTGGAATGTTTTCATGGAAGAGAACAAATGGAAGGCGTGGATTTCCGAAGAGGACATGGTCACGATACTGGAAATGGAACGTGCGATCCTGAGCGATTCTGAGGCGTACAAATGGATGAGTGGGTTGGAGGGTCGGAATGAGAAGATGATTTCTTGGGGGGCAAGCAGAGACGTTCTGGGCGTGAACTGCAATGTCAAGTGCAAACCGGACAGGCTTATCCCCAAGATGTTGAATGAGGGAATGGACACCGATGTGATCGTTGATTTGAAGACGACCAATGACGTGTCACCAGAGTCAATCGCTAAGTCATGTGCCTCATTCAATTATCATTGCCAAGCGGCACTGTACATCGAAGGTGTCAAGTCAATGAATGGTGGTGATCCTTGTCGTCACATATCTGTGTTCATAACGAAGAAGGCACCATTTGAAATCGCATGCGTGGAGTATGACCGAGAGGCATTGGCGTTGGGTCGATACCTGAACAAGAAGACTCTGATTGAGCTTGCAAAATGCCTTGAGGAAGAAAGGTTCGATGGCCGCACTTCCCATCAGCTTATGGAGGTTGGATTGCCTCGTTGGTATGTGTATAAATACCAGAACGAGCTTGACGAAATGGCCGCATCGTCTAATGGTTAGGACTCCAGCTTTTCACGCTGGCAATCAGGGTTCGACTCCCTGTGTGGTCACATTAAAACGGGTCTGAAATACGGCCTGTTTTTTTGTGGAATGTTTTTTGGAAAAATTAGAAAAACCTCTTGACTCTGTGCTGTGAATATGCGATATTACTTGTGTTGAAAGTAATTAATCACCTTAGCACTTAGGAAAAAGACGATGATCTTAGAAACCAACTGGAGAGCAAGCGAGTATGTCCAAGAATCTTACAAGGGTCGTGGGATTCAATTATCTGAGGATTCGGAAAATATTCTGAATATCAATCTTCGGGAAGGTATGGCTTACGGTGAAACCAAGCGGGTGTCTGTTGAGATTGATTCGATCCGAGGTCGTAAAACTAAAAAATATTTCACGGCTGTGATTTACCGATTTGAAAATACTGGCCGGTATGAAGTTAGCACTTACGTTTTGTAATTTTTATCTGAAGGGAAAAAGACGATGAGCAAGAAGCACAAATTTGAAACCGGAGATATTCTGGAATCACGATGGGGTTATGACCAGACGAACGTCGAGTTTTATGAGGTTGTCGGGACGACGAATTGTATGGTGCAGATTCGTGAGATTGAAAGTCAAGTTGTTCAGTACGATGCCTTGAGAATGACCGGAAAGGTTATGCCTTTAGCGGGTCACTTCAAGGGCGAAGTTATGCGAAGGCGAGTAATCAATCTGAAGCACGATGAGAAGTATCACGGCGTGTCGATTACTGAGTATGCGAGAGCGTACCGATGGGAAGGTAATCTGGTCGGTTTTAGTGAATATGCCTAAATGAAAGGAAGGTGAGTTATGAGTTCTCATAAGAATTTGGCCTCTGCAAAGCAGGGGATTATGGGTGAAGTTGGATACTGTTTGAAGTCACAGGCGAAGGGGTTGAATTACACATTCGCTTCGGAGACTGACCTTATTGCTGCGTTGCGTCCTGCAATGATTAAGCATGGGGTGGTGGTGGCTCCTGTGAATGTTGTTCCGCAGGAGTTTGTGACTATGGAGACTCGAAAGGGTACTGCTATGAGATTGGCCTGTGTGGTTGTCACATATCGCTTCACTCACACAGAGTCGGGAGACTCTGAGGATGTGGTGGTAATTGGCGAGGGTGCCGATTACTCAGACAAGGCTGCGGCTTGCGCTATGACTATGGCTTTTAAGTATGCCTTGAGGCAAGCGTTTATGATTGAGACTGGTGACGATCCTGACAAGTTCAAGTCCCAACCGTCGATTACTGCCGAGCAGAAGATTCAACGTATGAAGTCTGCCGCGGATGCGATTGCAAATGCGGACTCGTCTTCTGCACTTGAGAAAATCAGGACGTATTACAAGTCTGGAAGCGAGGGGTTTGGCGACAGTCAAATTGCCGAGTTAGATGCTAAGTATAAAAAGAAAATGGAGAGCGTAAAGCAATCTGAAGAAGCTGCAAAGGAGGTGGCAAATGAGGTGTCATGATGTTGTTGATTTATTCCCCCCAATGATTCCGTCTGAGCGAGAGGCACTGCAAAAGGACATTGAGCTGAAGGGGGTTCGTATGCCGATTGTCACTTGGCGTGGGAAGGTCATAGATGGCCGGAACCGTCTGGCCGTATGTGAGGATTTGGGCATAGATGATTTTCCTGTCGAAGAGTTTGATGGGAGCGAAGAGGAAATGCTTGCTCATGTCGTCTCGTTGAATATGAGTAGGCGACAGCTCAATAGCGGTCAGAAGGCTGTTGTGGGTGTTGATCTGGGAGTGTACAGAGAGCGTCTTGGGGATGTGGAACTGAGTGGCGGTCAAAGAACCATTGAACTGATTGCAAGTGAGCTGGGAACCAATCGCCAATACATGTACGATGCCGAGAAACTGCGGGAGAAGGACAAGGATTTATATGAGCAAGTCAGACGAGGCGAGATTAAGCTGACGGCGGCGATGAAGGCATTGGACAAGCTAGACCAAGCACACGATGTCGAGGACGATGTCGAGAAGCTGGAGCCGTCTCAAAAGCAAAAGGCTGACGAGGTTGTTGATGGCAAGGGCGATCCTGTTCCACCGAAGTTCCATGATGCGTTCAAGGAGGTAAGCAATTACAAATATGCACTTGAGCAGATCAAGGAGCTGTCTAAGACAGTCGAAGGCATTGCGGTTCGTGAAGAGGGTTCTGCCTATCTCGATGTCTCGAATATTGCTGGTCACTTGAATTCATTGAGGCAAGTTCTGAAGAGTTCTATGCCGTATGCGATATGCCCGTACTGCGAAGGCAAGGGTCAAGGATGCGACGCCTGCAAGGATATTGGTTATGTGACTAAAACGATCTGGGATTATGCACCCGAAGAGATGAAGTAGAAAGGTGGTTTATTGTGCTGAGAGATTATCAGCAAACGTGTATTTCTGGCGTGCTTGACAAGCTGAGTGATGCGGACAGCACCTTAGCTGTCATGCCGACCGGAACTGGAAAGACGCATTGCTTTGCGTCGATCATAGCAAACTGGCCGAGAGACAAAGGTCGGATTCTGGTATTGGGTCATAGAGGTGAGTTGATATGGCAGGCAAAGAACAAGATAGACATGCACTTGTCTTCAGTCGGTGAGTATATCGGGGCAGATATTGAGATGGGGAATTTGACGTCTGTATCCGAGTATGGCTATATGCACGAAAGCAGAGTTGTCGTCGCTACAGTGCAATCAATGCACGAGCGTAGACTGAAGAGATTCAAGCCTACTGACTTTGGGTTGATCGTGGTCGATGAGGCTCATCACGCTGTCAAGAAGAACAAGCAGTATTACAACGTCATAAAGTATTTTATGGAGGGTGGGCTGAAGGTATTGGGGGTCACAGCAACACCAGACCGGAGCGATGAAGAAGCGTTGGGTTCTGTGTTTAATACTGTGGCATTTCACTACGGGATAGGTGATGCGATTCGTGATGGGTGGCTCACTCCTGTCCACCAAGAAATGGTGCATGTTCAAGGACTCGATCTGAGCAAGGTATCTGCTAATGCCGGAGACCTTGCTGCCGGTCAGTTGAATGACATTTTGAAGGATGAGGAAATGTGCCACAAGGTGGTTTCCCCCACATTAGACATTGTCGGCGACAAGAAGACGCTGGTATTTGCTGCCGGTGTCGCACAGGCCGAAATGATTTGCGAGATATTCAATCGCCACAAGGCGGGCAGTGCTGTAACTGTTAGCGGTGCGTGTGGGAGCGATGAGCGAAAAGAGATGCTTCGCAGATACTCAGAAGGTGATTATCAATTCATGTGCAACTGCAATGTTTTCACTGAAGGTTATGACGAGCCAACCATAGAATGTGTTGTTATGGCACGTCCGACGAAGAGCCGTATGTTGTATGCACAAATGGCTGGCAGAGGGACGAGGATTTTACCGGATGTCATAGAAGGAATGGGGACTCCACCTGACGGGTATGATGTCGTAGTCGAAGATGGGTTTTGGAGGATCGCCGATCCTGAGCAAAGAAAGCAGGCGATTGCTAACTGCCCGAAGAGCAATGTCCTTCTGATAGATTTTGTCGGCAACTCTGGGAAGCACAAGCTGGTTTACTCTGGAGACATTCTAGGGGGACAATATAGTGATGAGGTTGTCGAGCTGGCGAACGAGAATATGAAAGAGTATGACGGCCCTGTCGATGTGAATGAAGCGTTGCAAGAGGCGAAGAAGACCATCGAGGAGGAGAAGCGAAAGGCCAAGCAAAAAATCATAATCGAAGCAAAGTACAAGCGCAGATCAATCGACCCGTTCGATGTGTTTGATATTACAGAAAAGAGAGAACCTGGTTGGTTCAAAGGCAAGAAGCCGACTGACAAAATGCTTGCGATGTTGAAGAGGAACAAAGTCCCGATGTTCTACAATGCGAGTCAGTGGTGGATCGGAGAGAAGGGCAAGAAGAATGCAAAGCCTCTGACTTTCTACAGGGCAAAGACCATCATCCAAGAGATTTCTGACCGACGAAGTTCTGGGTTATGCACCTACTCACAAGCGAAGCTGTTGCGACGATTTGGCGAAGACCCAAACATAGGATTTACTGAGGCAAGCAAGGTCATAGATGAGATAGCAAAGCGGGGATGGAAGCCTAGACCGGATGCGGAAATTTAAGACATTTTTGGAATAATAAAATATTTGCATTGACAATGAAGAAAGTCAGGTTATCTTTTTGAGTTGTCGCCCAAGATTCTACTGGCGATGAAAGGCGTGGGGTCTGTATACAATCCCACAATGATGAGCGAGATTCTACGAGCTGTAAAGCTCAGTTAGTGTGTGAAGTGCTGCGCTTATGTGGCAAGGATCGGACATTGTGCCGTATGAGTTTGTGTTATGAATTTTGAGTCTTATGTTTGTTTATATCGTGACAATCACGATTATGAGTTTTGTGTTTTAACCACATAGATATTTATGTGAGAGAGTGTGAAAGGAGTCACGTTATGAAGAAAGACTATTCTGAGTTCTACCCTGTTATTGACCGCCTGCGAAATGTCATAGATTGTGGGAGCTATCTGAAGGCTTGCTGCCCTGCCCACCAAGATGACAAACAAAGTCTGAGTATAACCATAGGCGATACTGGTCACTTGATTATGAAGTGTCATGCGGGTTGTTCATTTACTGAAGTCCAAGAAGCTCTGGGCGTTCCCAAGCAAGCATTTTTCAAGAAAGATAAAACTGTGTCTCCATACCAAAAGAAGCCAAAGAATGTTCAATGTGTTTACCCGTACAATGACGCTCAGGGGAATGTCGTGTTCGAGGTCGTTCGGATGCAGCCAAAAGATTTCAGGCAAAGGCGACCTGCAAGGCCAGACGATCCGAGTTCCAAGATTAAAAATGGCTACGTCTGGAGCGTGTCTGATGTGCAAAAAGTTTTGTACCGGCTGGACGGTTTGACGACTGCTTTGATGGAGAATCCCAACAGGTATGTGTTTGTCGTCGAAGGGGAGAAAGACGCAGACCTACTATGGAGTCACGGCTTTCTGGCAACAACAAATGCGGGAGGTGCTGGGAAGTGGTTGCCGGAGTATTCAGAAACACTGCGAGAAAGGAATGTTGTTATTATCCCTGATTGCGATCCTGTTAACCCCAAGACGGGAAGAAGTGCTGGCGAGGAACATGCCAAGCTGGTCGCTTCAAGTCTGGACGGAATTGCTGCTAAATGCTCGATCATTCGCCTCCCGTTGCGTGAGGGGCAAGACGTATATGACTGGTTTCAAGCTGGAGGCACCCCAGAAGCCCTGAAACAAATTGTTTCTGAGAATACGGCAAATCACACGGGGGAGCATCCGGTGCAGTTAGAAAGCAAACCAGAGCCTCTGGAGATGTTGTCTGTCAAGGATATAATGGCGGCATCTTCGTATGCTTGTGAGAGGAGGGCTAATTTCCTGATTCAACATGAGAAGGGCAAGGGCAGAAAGCCGTTAGGCTGGGAGTATGCGATAGAGAATTCTTGTGCTGAGATTGCTGTCGCAAAGCATTTAGGAAAATATTGGCAGAGCAAGATACATAATTCAATCCCTCTTGATGTTCATGTTCGGAAGGATGCGTCTTCTGATTTTTCTGTTCGGACATACGAGGGTCACAATTCTGTTCTGGTATTGGTGGTCGGAGAATGTCCATGTTATTCTGTGCTGGGCTGTATTACATCTTCGGATGCAAGGGCTATAGGGGGAGGCTCTGATACAGTAATTGTGCCGAAGGATGCACTAAGGCCGCTGGAAGATTTCTTTGTGAGGGTTCATGTACGATGAGTGACGAGCGTCTTGAGTTATTTGCATATCGTTGGCGATACTGTTGGGCATGTGGGATTGATCCGAGGACACAGGGGGACAAGCGAGCAAGCCATTCGAGGAAGCTGGAAATCCACCATATATGCAAGCATTTGAGGGTTCATGAAGAATGGAATCTGAGTAGGTTGTGTTCACTTTGCCATAAGGTTGTCGAGGGCTGGCAAATGACAGACAATGCCGGAAAAAAATATCCCCAAATAACTTCAGCAAATGTGTTCTGGCTGAAAAGAAAAATAGACCCTAGGCATTTCGATTGGGATAAAATCGAACAGCAATGGCGGGTTGGGGTGCCGGATGATCCTGAAGTGATCGACAAATTTTACCAGTGTGAATTCCTAAGATTTACTGGCGGTAAGCACGGCGACAGATTGGCGAAAAATTCTAAGGCCAGTCGGTGATGATGTGGGCATATTAAGGTGATGTCTTGTGCAATAAATTGCACGCCATTCTAAGAGGTGCTGCACGTTATGGGAAACGATGAAAACTGGAAGCTGCGATTTATTTCTGCAAGAGATCAGAATCGTGAGCTGAAGAAGGAGCTTCTTCTGTGTTACAAGATGCTCTCAACTGTGGCGATTGACGGACACTGTGAATCTGTCGAGAAGGAGTTCTTGGCTGATCTATGTGAGCAGTTTTTGCCTTACACACCTGCCGATGTCTTGGCAGATATTAACAAGGATGATTTTCAATGGTGGAAGACGGATCACGACGATCTGGACAGGATGATGTAGCTCACTATGTTGTCACGAGAATAAATACATATCACAGGGATGGGGTCAATCAGGATCCGATCTGGGCAAGGGAAAGGACGAGGCTGTTTCGAGAGCATACTCTGTCGTGTATGAAGCGACAAACTGAAAGCCGTCTCCATTGGATTTTGTTCTTTGATGTCGATACTCCTGAAGAGTTGTTCAAGGATGTAGTGTCAGAGACCTACGACATCGGTGCTTCTGTGGTTTACCATAAAGGCCGGTTCACTCCTTCGGCAGTATCGCAAACCATAAAGAATCTTCATTGGGGATTGGAGGATCAACCGGAATGGATACTGACCTCTCGATTGGATTCGGATGACTTGATCTGCGATGACTTTTTCAAGTTGGTCAGAAGTGAGTTCGAGCTGGGAAGGAAGGCCGGAAATGATTTCTCCATAGAGCTGACAAATGGCGTTGTTTATTGGGAGGATATGAGGCACGCCTGCGCTAGTGAGAAGCTGTCTAAAAACTTCATAACGTATGCCGAGAAGGTTGATGAGGACAAGGCATTGCGGACGTGTTATGAGAACACAGAACGACCGACAATACAGTCTAAGCAGTTGAGGACAAGGGCGGCATGGTGCAAGATGGTTCACAATGCTAATGGCTTGTATGATGCAAAGCCACATCGAAGATGGCCGAAGGTTTGTTCGGACGTTATGAGTGACAGATTTCATTTGGAGGTGGAGGTGTAATGGGCAAGGTGTCGACTGGGGCGAGGAGCATAAACCTGTTGCGTAAGAATGGATTCGCAGCGGATAATGTAGAGCGTAGGAACAGGTATGTTGCTAATGACTTTCTGGGGTGTATTGATCTTATCGGGGTGAGGGGCAGAGATAAGCGGGTCATTGGCGTGCAAGCGACAAGCCGTTCCCATAGAACAGACCGAGTGAAGAAGATTCTACAGACACCCGACATCGTGGAGCGTGTCACGCAATGGCTTGAGGCTGGTTGCGAGCTGGAAGTTTGGTCGTGGGGAAAACTGGCGGGGAAAAGGAATTATGTACTAGGACGAGATGTGATTGTCATAGGGCGAGACAAACGGCTGGAGACATATCGAAACGATGAAGGGTTCGAGTAGATGAAACGGTTTTTTTTGGTTGTCTTGTTATTCGCATTTGCTATGTCTCTGAATAACTATTTGATCGTCAAGGAGTTCAATTCAGAAAGGGATAGACTGGAGGCTGAGATTAGTAGCCTGTATTTCTTGTCGACAATTCATTCTAGGCAGATACGGACACTGCAAAATTATGAGATGCGTCGAGAGAATCCCGACATACAAAAGCGTCTGAAGATTGTACGGGATTCATATTTTACAGATTAGGTATGCTACAATGAAAATGTTATTGATGTCTTTATTGAAGGGAGATATGGCTATGCTCGATAAACTGAAGAGCAGTGTGAAGAGCCGCAGGTTTTGGGTTGCTGTAAGCAATGTGCTTGTTGTTCTGTTACAAGATACTCTGGGACTTGATCCTGAGACTACCACGAAGATCGTTGCTGTTGGCATTGCGTGGATCGTCGGAGATTCTGTTCGAACGACAGAGTGAAAAAAATGAGGGATTACAAATCCATCCACGAAGATGCGTATGTCGTTGATTGGCATACGCATCTTTCATTGAAGACAGCGGTGTTCCATAGGGACTTATGCAAGGACTACAAGAGGCGATTGTTCCACCGGACATTTTGGCCTATGGTGAGCCGGACTGATTTCCCGAAGATGATTGATGGCGGCGTGGATGTCAGCTTGTCGGTTTGTTACATACCAGAAATGGAGTGGGCTGACGATCTTCCGGCAATAAAAATATTCAAGTGGCTGAGACGGCCAGTATGGAAGAGGTTGTTCGGTGCGAAGACATACTTTGATGCGAGCGTCGATGCGTTTGACGATGTCGAATCGCAGATAAGGCGGGCAAATTCTGACCGTTATCTGGGCAAGAAGGTGGTACTCTGCAAGACCCCAGAAATATTGAAAGCCAATCTGTCGAGGGACAGGCTTTGTGTGGTTCATGCAATCGAAGGAGGCCACAGTTTACAGGGGAGTTATCTGGGAAAATATTACGATCCTGAGTTACCCATAAATGACCAAGCGAAGGATGAGGTTTTGGGTAATCTGCAATACTTCAAGGATCGGGGATGTGCTTATTTGACCCTCGCTCATTTCTATCAGAATTACCTTGCAAGTCCTGTCTTTCCATATCCTGAGTATGCGTCTAAGTTCGCTAGGTGGGGGAGGATGCTTGAGTCATGGGATACCTGTAAAGGACTGTCGTATCTGGGTGAGGTTGTCGTCAGAAAATGTTTCGAGCTTGGCATCATAGTTGATGTTTGTCATTGCACTCCACTGGCGAGGGCGAAGGTGTATGAGATCGCAGAGCAAGAAGGTGCCGAGTGCCAAGTCATAGCCAGTCACGTCGGAGCGTATGGGGTTCATTCAGATCAATACAATCTGGAAGACTGGGAGATAAAATGGATCGCCGATCATGGGGGTGTCGTCTCGGTCATACTTATGAATTATTGGCTCGCTGCCCACCATAGCAAGTTGGGGCTAAATGAATTCTCAGAAGTTGTGCGCCATATTGTTGATGTTGGTGGGGAGGATTGTGTATCGTTAGGTACAGACTTCGATGGCTTTACTGATCCTCCAGACGAGGTGCCGGATATGCGGGAGCTTCCTGCACTGACTATGCGACTTGCATCAGAAACTGCCGACGGAGGAGTCGTGAGGTACGACGATGGACAGTTGCATAAATTTTTGGGTGGCAATGCCTTGCGGGTATTGTCAGAAGGGTGGAGATAATGGCAAAGGAAAAGAAGACTTCTGAGAAGAAGCAGGATCGTAGGTCATTTAGACTGGATAAAATATCGGCCATGACTGCAAAGGCGGCGGCTGTCGCCACGAAGAGGAAGTGGTTGTTTCTCGTCATAATCGCAGCAATAGCGGCATACTTTTTCATATTCAAGGTGTGATATGTTCGGGGTATGCATTACGGCAGTTGGTTCGAGACTGCCTTCATATTTCAAGCATACTCTTCCGAGTGTTGTTCAGTACTGTCAAAGGCATAGCTATAGCCTGAGCATTATCGACACACCACCATATGACAAAAGACCGGCGGCATGGCAAAAGCTGTTAGCCTTCCATGTCGTCCCGAAAGATGTGAGCCATGTGCTTATGCTTGATATGGACGTTTTCGTAATGCCGGAGGCCGAGC